GACCAACCGGCCCAACCCGACCTCAGACTGGTACTCTTTCATCGAGAACATGGTCACTTATCTCATGGTGGCCGGGAATAGCTACGTCTTGAAAGAGCGGTCGAGGTCCGGGAAGGTCATGGCTCTCTATAACCTCAGGCCCGACAGGGTCCGGATCATCGGCGGCGACCACGGTGCCGAGGGATATGTCTATACGGTGGGCGGCAAGGATTACGGCATCCCACGAGAAGATGTTTGCCACTTGGCCCTACCGAATCCCGGTGGAGACCTCTACGGCCTCAGCCCTCTGCAAGTCCTGGCGAGGAACGTCAACCTGGACTTGAACATGACCGACTTTGCAAAGGTCTATTTCCAGAATGCCGGAGTGCCGAGCGGTCTCTTGAAGCTGAAACGCAGACTGAACACTCAAGAAGAAGCGGCGACTATACGCGCCAGGTGGCGGTCCCAGTTTGGCGGTCGCAACAACTTTCACCGAGTGGCAATCCTAGATGAGGATGCAGACTATCAGGCGATGGCCCACTCGCCGAAGGATATGGCCCTGCCGGAACTCCACGACCTGACCGAAAGCCGCATCTGTGCGGTCTTTGGAGTTCCGGCAATCCTGGTCGGAGCGAATGTGGGTCTTCAACGCTCTACGTATTCCAACTACCGCGAGGCGCGGATGGCCTTTCACTCGGAGACATTGGAGCCGATGGTCAGCCGCATCCTCCGGCATTTCAACCGGAATATGCTTGATGAGTACGCCGGCAATGAATCCTTGACGGTCGATTGGGCCGAGATGCGCTCCGGTCTTGACGACCGGGAGGCGATGACTTCCAGGGTGACAGGTCTATTCGCTGGCGGCATCGTGACCTTGAATGAGGCCCGAGAACAACTAGGTCTTGAGGCTGTGGCCGATGGAGCCCTTCGTAGGATACCGGCAGCGATATTTGAGGTGCCCGAAGGTGCGCCGGCTCCGGTCGCCGTTGGTGCGGCTCCGGTGGAGGAGGCTTTGTTGGTTGAGGTATTGAAGACTCCTGAATTGAAGGCTCCCAGGCCAGCCCGACGTGCCGGAATACTTAGGAGACAACTCCTCGAGGACCGAGAGGAGGAGACCGATGCGGTAGTGCCTAAGATTCAACGTCACTTCCGCGGTCTCAGGAATCGTGTCGATGGCATCTTGGGCCGGTACATGGAGCGCGGCGGGTCCGAATCTAAAGAGTTCCCGTTCGATGCCGATATGCTGATGCCTCCGGGCGAGATTCCGAACCTGGCCTCAATCCTTGAATCGGCCATGATGCGGATGAGCAAGAAGACCTTCGCGGCCATCAATGCGAACGGTCTGGCTGGCACTTTAGACTGGTCGGAGAAACTACCGGTCGTTCAATCGGTCTTGGTACAAGCACCGACCAGGGCGACGATGATTCACCGGACGACCAACGAGACTATCAAGCGCGCCGTTTCGATGGCCTTGAGACGAGGCTATTCAATCGAGCAATTATCAAGAGGAGTGCCGGACGACAAGTTTCCAGGGCTTCGTTCTATCCTGACTGAGACCGAGAACAGATCAAGGCTTATCGCCAGGACCGAGATAATGAGAACGCAGAACCAGACCACCGTAGGCTTCTACAAGGAACAGGGCTTCGGTTTTGTCCGGGCCGACGATGTGGATGGGGATGCAGATGATACCTACATCGACCCTGGCGACCCATACCGGAGGACATGCGCCGAGCGGCATAACCAGATATATAGTTTGGAGGATGCCCGCAATATCGATGACCATCCGAACGGAACTTTGAACTGGCAACCGATGCCGAGGAATTACCGACCAGAGGAGACCGCATGATTAACAAGTTCAATATCTCCGACGCAAAGGTCTTAGACGACCGCGCCGGCATCGTAGAGGCGTATGTGAATACGATGGGCATTCGGGATGCCGATGGAGATATCATCGACCCTGCCGCCTTCGATAACAGCATCCGGGCCAACCTCCCGATTCCAGTCCTGGCCGGACATGACCAATCCAAGCTGGTCGGGAAGGTCTTATTTGCCCAACCAGAACAGACTGGCAACGGGGACGAGCATCGGCTATATACCAGGATACAGATGAACATGGATACCCAAGCCGGTCAAGAGACCTACTCAAACATCGCGGGAGACTATATCCGCGAGTGGTCCGTGGGCTTCAATCTCCCAGATGGTGATGCAGTCGCATACGACCGGAATGGGAAAGAGACCACGCGCCGCATATTGAACCTGGATTGGGTCGAGGTCTCAGCCGTTATCCGTGGGGCTTCACCCTCAACATCGACCATAGCGGCTAAGTCTTTGAAGGCTGTGAACACCTATTCGACCAGAGAAGAAGCCGAGGCCAGGGCAACCGAATTAGGATGTTCAGGCTCGCATTCGATGATGGTCGAGGGCGAGGATGTTTTCATGCCCTGCCGTACCCACGCCAGATATGAGGCTGTGATCGATGGACATGAGTACAGTGAACCAGAGCCTGAGATTAAGCCGTTCCCGAACTTCCATGCTTGCCGGATTATGGACCCGGATTCCTTCGACCGATTCCGAACCTCCTCGGAGACCATCGAGGAGGGCGACTACGACGGCAAGTCGGTCGAGATACTTTTCGGTCGGAACGAAGAGACCGGAGAGTGGGCACTTACGTCTTACCGGATGCCGATTGAGGAATGGACGGAGGCCGAAGCTCGGTCGTTCTGCCGGTCCCAAGACGGTATTTTGTTTGAGCCAGCAACCGGAGAGGCTTCTGATGGCGCTGCCTCCGACACGGTACTAGTGACCGCCTCGGACACGGCTATCCAGATGTTGCGACTTGCCCGGATGCGCCTTAACTTGAAATTGAATCAGGAGTTATAAATTGGATACGAAAGAACTTCGCGCCCAGGCCGGCGCACTATTGGACCAAGCCCAAACCGCTATCGAAGAGGGCGAGCTAGAGACTTTTAAGAGATTGGCAGACGAGGCTCAGACTTCTATGGCGAAGGCTGACGAGGCCGATGCCGCCGCCTCTCAGGTCCGGAAGCTACGCGGTGAATTCAACCGACCGCTGAACAGTATCCCGGTCACATCACAAGATGTGGCAATCTACGACCCGATGGACAGCACCGCCAGGATCAAGGGCGATTATAAACCGGCATCATTCATCAAGGGACTGCCGGCGATGGCCCAGCCGTTGTGGGTCCAGGAGCAGATGGGCGATAACGTCAAGGACGAGGCCCGGTTCATGTCCGATACGTTCGTCAAGTGGCTCCGGTCTCCTTCCGAGGATATGTTCTGGAAGACGGCCAGTCCGGACGAGATAAAGGCCATGCAAGAAGACACCGATGCGGAAGGCGGTTTTTTCGTGCCGGAGCAATTCATAAACCAAACCATCCACGATACCGGAGTCCCAGGTTCACAACTTCGGAACCTCTGCACAGTCATCCGTGTCGCATCCAAGGACGGGTATCTCCCGACCATGGCATCGGCGACTTGGGCGGCAATAGCAGAGGAAGCGGCTCCAACCGAGTCTACGCCGGTCGTGGGACAAGTGACCTTCTCCATCGAGAAGTCCGGAGGGCTGGTCAAGGTCAGCCGCGAACTCCTGGACGACTCGGCCATCAACCTCCCGGCCTTGCTTTCGCAGGTATTCCAGGAGGCCGCTGGACAGTTCGAGGATGTTGGAATCATCAGTGGCAATAACACGACTCAATATGCCGGGATAATGTCCGATGGGGATGTGGCGTTCTACACGATGGCCAATGCGACCTCAGTCGTGGGCGCCGACTTGATTGGGACCTACTACGCCCTCAACGCTCAACACCGAGCCAATGCTTCGTGGGTGATGAAATCCACCATCGCGGCACTCATCAACTCGATCGCTATAACCGCCGCTGGCGTTCATAGCATCCCAAGCCTGACCGCCGCGCCGGCTGACTTCATTCTCGGCAAGCCGAACGTCTTAACCGATGTAACGTCTGGCTTGGGCGGCAGCATAACCTCAACTGAGAAGATTGCCATATTCGGGGACTTCAAACAGTATTACATCTTCGACCGGGTGGGCTTCACCATCCGCCGGAACGACAGTCTCTATATGGGCAACGACCAGGTCGGGTTTTTTGCAAGCCGACGCGGTGACGGTCAAGTCGGCCTCGCCGCCGCATTCAAGATTCCGCGCGCCGCCTAATCAGCGGCACCCTAATATGCAGGGAGGTCGCCGCACCGGCCTCCCTGCAAAACTCAGGAGGATACATGGCTAAGACAATGTGCATTCAAAACTTCTCTGATGGAGCGGGCATCGCTTACGAGGCCGGCGTAGAGTACGATGTGCCGGCAGCGACCCTCAAAGCCAATCCTAATTATTTCAAGCAAGCCAGTCGAGGGTCGAACAAGATGGCCGCAACCACCGAAGATAAGTCGGCCGATGAGGTCGAAACAACCTAGTGGCGACCAGGCATACATATGCCTCGGCCGACGACCTTCGGGATTACCTGGCCGGGACCTCTTATAGCTCCGGTTGGACCGCCGATGCCGGGAGCATCCGGAGGGTACTGGAAGCCGCCTCCCGACGCATCGACCTCTATTGTGAGGGCGGTACGTTTGGGCCATTGACCGAGACCAGAGTCTACGATATAGGGTCCGGCTCGCTCATCCAGTCTCCTCAGTACTCGGTCTTGGCCGGCACTGATGATATCGCCACGACGGTCTCTCTGGCGAATGTCATTCCGTTGGACGGATGGCTGGTCTCAACGACCACGGTGACAGCTTACGACGACACCGACCGAGGTGCGAGTACGGTCTTGACCGAGGGTTCAACTAACGACTTCTTTCTGATGCCCTACAATGTCAGCCCGAAGACCATCTTCAAGCTGAACGAGGATACCTCTAATACCTTGGATCCGGGCCAACAGACCCTGGCAATCTTGGGAGAGTGGGGCTATACCTCAGACACGTTATCAGTCACCACATCGGACGCTATAGGCTCCACGACCGCGACCTCGGTCAGTGTGACCAGCGCGGCAGACTTGGGACCGGCCCAAGTAGTTGTTATTGATTCAGAACAGCTTTACATAACCGCAATCAGCGGGAACACCTTGACGGTCGAGCGGGGTGTCAACGGGACCACCGCGGCGACCCACTCCGGAGGTGCCGCCTTAACGCGGTACGATTATCCAGAGTTGGTTGTCCAGGCTTGTCTTGATGTGGCTAAGCTGACGTTCAGGAATAGAGACCTCGGACCGGCCTCGGTCATAGGCGCTGGTGAGATGGCGCTGACCACGGCTGAAAGCGAGGTTCGGTCGGTACTTATGACTCTGGCAGATTACCGAGTGACCGGCACGACCAACGGAGTGATATTCTGATGGCCGAGGCTTTTAGCGTCAAGTTCGAGGTGGAGGGTCCGGTACTTGGGGCGAATGTTCCCAAGGTCATCAAAGAGATTGTGAACCGGGGCTTGCTTGACCTGGCGACCATCGAGGGTAGCAACAAAGTCAAAGACCAGCTTTATCCGGGCCACGGTCGCATCACCGGCAACCTCCGGAACCACGTGGGCGCTAGTCTGGTTCAAGACAATGTGGCGGTCGTCGATGCCGGCGAAGCGCGGTACGGGGCAGATATCCAATATGCGATAAAGGTCGAGAGGCGCTATGGAATGTTCGCCAAGTCTCGGGAGCGCATCCGTTCCACTCCCACTCTTTATCAGCAGTACATCGGGGATGCTCTGGTCGAGGCGTTCCAATGAGCCGGTCGGGAGCCTTGGACAGAATCGATGTTCTATTATCCACAATCACCGACCCGCCGTTTACGGCGGTCGTTAGGGCTGAGCCATTGGCCCTCTCTGGGACTCCGGTCTTGGCCTATTGGATTCAGAGCCGGTCAAACGGCTGGCAGACCCTCGGGGATATCGGGTCGACCACGACCATCATGGTCAGAGCTTATTTTAGATTGCAGGCTTCGACCGATGTTCGTGAGAGCATTGAACTCGCTTTGTGGGATGCGATGGTAGAGGTCGACAGTAAACTGAGGTCAGATGCTAACCTTGCCGGCAACTGTACCGACTCAACTGTCGGGTCCGCCACGGTCGCCACGATAGATATCGGCGGTCAGCTATACCGGACAGCGACCATCCCATTCGATATTCAACTCTATGAAGAAGTGACCATCACTCCGTAGGAGCGACCAATGGCAAAGAAATCAGGACTCGGCCAGCAGATTTTCGTCCACGGTTACGACCTCAGTGGCGATGTTTCCGCAATCAATAACGCCGGCTCACCTCGAGACCTCTTAGATGCAACTGCTCTGAACGCCTCGGCCCATGAGAGGTTCGTTGGATTATCGGATGGGAACCTTGGGGTTTCCTCATGGTTCAACGATGCCACGGAGCAAGAGCATGACGCATTCAAAGGGCTGGTCACTACCGACCGTATCGTGGTATGGGCTTTCGGTGCGACACGAGGGGATGTAGCGGCAGGACTTGTGTCAAAACAAGTTAATTATGATGGGTCCAGAGGAACAGATGGGTCGTTGTCCTTCACGATCGATACCCAGGCCGCATCTGGAGTGCCGCTTGAATGGGGCAATACCCTAACGACCGGCAAGGAGACCCACGGCTCGGCAGGCTCATCTACAAGCCGGGACGATGGAGCGGCCACAAGTGCCGGACTGGTTGGGTATCTTTCAATCACCGACATCGACTCCGGGACTCCGACCGTGACCATCCAGCAATCGTCGGACAACGGGTCAAGCGATGCTTTCGCCACGGTCTTGTCTTTCACGGCGGTCGCCGCTGCGGCGGCTCCGACCTCGGAACGAGTGACGGTAAGCGGGGCAGTGGAACGGTATTTGCGAATCACGACGAC